TGGCTCTGGACGGTCATTGGAACGCAAATGCTGGAGCCAAGGAATGCACCGGCCGTTGGCCCGCGAACCTCTGCCACGACTCAAGCGACGAGGTGCTGGCGCTGTTTCCGCAGACGTCACCAAGCAGGCCGGGTGTTAGGAATAACAACAATCAAGGGCATGACGGATGGAGCAGCGGAACATTCCGAAGCGGGCCGCTTTACTCTGGTCATAACGACTCCGGCTCAGCCGCCCGGTTCTTTTACCAAGCCAAGGCGAATAAACACGACCGCGCCGGCTCAAAGCATCCAACCGTAAAGCCACAAGCCCTGATGCGCTGGCTGGTGCAACTCGTCACGCCGCCCGGCGGGACGGTGCTCGACCCGTTCGGTGGCAGCGGATCGACCGCGCAAGCCGCGCTCGCTGTCGGCCGCAAGCCGATCCTGATCGAGCGCGAGGCGCAGTGGTTCGCCGATGCGCGCCGCCGGATTGAGGCTGCGAACGACAACGAATTAGCCAAAGCGGAGTCCGCTTAAATGTCCGCTTCGCCGCTCCCGATCGAGATCGTGCAGGAACGGCTGCGAGTGTACGCGGAATGCGGAGGGAATGCCGTAAAGGCCGCAGCAGCACTAGGCATAAGCCGGGGCGCGCTGCAAAACACGATCGCGTCGCAGGCGCTACGCCGCAGCGGGCCAAGCCCGGTCGGGCATGCGGGTCGCATCGACTTGGAGATTGACGACGGCGTTATCCTAGTGGGGAGCGACGCGCACATTCAACCCGGCGAGCCGACCATTGCGATGCACGCCTTTGAACAGGCAATCAAGTTTTTCGTGCCGCGCGGCCTCAAGTGTATCGTGCTCAACGGCGATGTCTGCGACTTCGCCACAGTCGGACGCCACCCCACGATCGGGTGGGAAAAACGGCCGACGCTTATCGAAGAATTGGGCGCGGTGCAAACGCAGCTTCGCCGGCTGCAATCTCTTGGCGGCCCCGGAATTGATTACCTCTGGACGCTCGGGAATCATGACGCCCGGTTCGAGACGAAGATCGCGAACGAGCTTCCTCAGTATGCCGGCGTGCATGGTGTTCATTTGCGCGATCACTTCGTTGAGTGGCGAGCGTGTTGGTCATGTTGGATCAACGATGAAATCGTTATCAAACATCGTTGGAAAAGTGGCGTTCACGCGACGCACAATAACGCAGTGAGCGCCGGAAAGACGATGGTGACGGGGCATCTACACTCTTTAAGAATTTCTCCATTTACTGATTACACAGGAACCCGATTCGGAATAGACACTGGTTGTCTCGCAACGCCATATGGTCCGCAATTTATAGACTACACGGAAGCGAATCCTGTTAACTGGCGTTCCGGCTTCGCCGTCCTGACGATCCGTGATGGCAGATTACTATGGCCGGAAGTCGTTCCTGTCGTGTCGAATACTGAATGGTCCTTCAGAGGTGAGATTTATAGACGTTAGACCGCGGGTCTGTATTCGGCGCGCGACCGTAGGGATGCTATCGCTTCGGCCAGAGACATTCTTTCCCCGTCGATCGTAACAAACTTGTTCCTGCGAGTATTTTTGGCCTGCTGTTTTCGGGTTGCCCAACGGCAGTTGTGTGGTCCGTAGTCGCCATTTACGTCCATCCTGTCCAATGACAGGCCGGTCGGGGCCTCGCCCATATCGGCTAGGAAGTTCGCGAATGTCTCCCATCGAGCGCAAACACCGACGCCCCGGCCACCGTAATTTCTCCAGTTGTCGTCATTCGGATTTAAGCAGCGCCCACGCATCTTTGCCCATATACGATACGTTCGTGTCCGAGACATGCCGTGAGTCGTTATGGCGTCTTTGAACAGACATCCACAGCTTCTTACGTATCCTGATGTTAGCTTCCAGCTTGATGCGCGTACAGCGCCTCCGCATTCGCACAGGCATAGCCACATGGCGTTACTGGCCCTTTTGCTCGGGCGGTTGCTTCCGTCTCTCGCGGTCACGGTTAGTCGCCCGAATTTTTGACCGACAAGCTGTGCGGAATTTGCTTTTGAGGAGACTTCGGCTTTCAGGCACCCGCAGCTCTGCGAGTGCCCTGATCTTAGGTGATTTCTTTGAACGCTTTTCTCGGTTCCGCATTTGCACCGGCAAATCCACTGAGAGCCGCCGTCATGGCTCAGCACTGTCCAATAGCCGAATTGTTGCCCGGCAAGGTCTAGTCTACGCACGAAATTCTCCTGTATGCATCGTGCATTTATAAGCGCCCCATGCTATGTTGGCAACAACAGATCAACTCGATAGCGGAGCACTTTATGAGCGAAACTGACGATCTTCTCGATGAGCGCGAAACGACGCACGGCCTGTACGGAAATACTGCCCGCATCATCCAGGGTTTTAAGGCCGTACTGCGCGAAGAGCTGATGCAGCGCGACATGCGTTCGGACGAACCGCTTTCCGATGTCGCGGTCGAATCGCTTGAAATGATCCTGCACAAGATTGGGCGAATCATATCCGGCAAATGGGATTGCGTCGATCATTGGGCCGATATCAGCGGCTACGCTGATCTTACTTTGCGGGACATAGAAGAAGAGGCCGAGTGGGTCGAGTACAAGTCGAACAATCTGCGGGACATGGAACCGGACATGGAACCGGACGGCTACGATTGGCGGGCCGACGCGCTCGGCAGCTACAACGATGCGATCCGCGCGATTGGCGCGGAGGTGAAATCCGGTCGCCGCGAGTTGCCTAAGATGTTCCGGCCTAGAAACCGTCCCGCCATCGGCGACGATCCCGGCGACGAAACAGTATTCTAGTCTGCCCGCTTTTTAGCCGCCCGCCAGCAGCGCCCTTCGGGGCGCTTTTTTATTGAGGACGCCATGCCGCGACCGCCTGACAGCGCTGCGATCGATCGGCTCGCCCGCGATCTGTACCACGTCGGCGCAAAAGAATTGCTCCGCGTGCGCGGCCAGAAAATGACGCCCCATCTCGAATTCAAACAGCTCCCGCATGACGAGCGGGGCATGTGGCGCGCGATCTCCGAGTGGGTCGCGGCTGGCCGGCACAATCACACACTGATGGATTGAGAAGCGCATGAGCCCAGAAGAAATTCGCCTTGAATGCCTCCGGCTCGCCGCTGACACAGCCGAGCCAGCGGTGGAGCAAAACCTATTGCGCGGCGAGTCCGTTCTATGGTGGGCGCGGGCATATTTGCAATTTATCATGGGCGACAAAGCCGCCGGGTTCGACGCATGAGCGACGGAATCATATGGATCGGTTTAATTGTTTTTTTCGTGATCCTTGCCTTGATCTGTCGGAGTAGTGCTTGAAAACGTCTCTACCGAAATGGTGCCTGTCGCCAACATGCCCGCATATTCCAAGCAGTGATCGCATGGCGAAGAAAGATTTCCGCTGGTTCCTGTGTTTTATGGCCGTCGTTCTTAGCGGCCTCATCTTTGGGGTCTTTGGAAATGTTTAATCTGTCAGCAAGAAAAGTAATACGGGGGGAGACCATTAGCAAACAACCCCGCGTCGATGGTGCCGAGGCAGAACTGCTGCTTGCCGAGCTGCGACACTTCAAAGATACGATGAGCCAGGACCGAATAGAGCGCGTGATCGGTCGCGCTTATGACGCCGCGTTCGTGGACGAATGCCTCGCGACATACGCTGTGCCGAGGCTGCTCAAACAGCGCGGCTACCCGTTCGACATTCGGGTCGCGCCAAGCGCCGAGCTAGAGCGCGCGCTCAAGGCGTTGTGGGACGCGGCGCCAGAAAAGATTATTTGGCGTGGGCGAGCGTAATTTGAGCGCCCGCCTCCGCAACGGCACGCTTATTGAAGTGCTGCCGAATGGCTCGCGAATAACATTGCCGAGCGGCGCGGTTGTTGAAGGCGCCCCGCACGACACCGACGAATATCGCGCGACTGCGCTGCGACTTGGCTACGGCGCTGACACTTTGGAAATGTGCCAACAACATGATCCGCTTCATTCTCTATTGTGTGATTGGCTCGGTCTTGGGGATAGCCGATCGCTGCGTTGTGCGGCTGGGTTGGAAGAAGAAAGCGAAGTGAGTGCGGCCGAAGAGGCTGCTGTCCTATCAGTTCAGCGCTTCATGCGCCTTGCTGGAGTTGGGTTGCCAATATGACTGAAGAGTCGATCTTCATCTGCGATCCGCCGCCACAACCGCCGCTCGGCGTTTTGACGGTCGCTAGTCCGCTCTCGCCCGATCAGGCCGAACGCTTGCGCGCGCTTTGGGAATCCTACGCGCACTCAGGGCGCGGCCAAATCTTCGTTCTCGAACCTG